ACCTAAACTATTTTGAAATGTGCCTGTGATACTTGCTTTGTTTAATATTAATGTTGCAACGTCTCTCTGTATACCACCTAAACTTACGGCATTAACAGTTACACTTTCTACAACAGCACTTGCAAGATTAACTGTTGTGTTACCTGCAATGTTTGCTTGTGTAATTGTTTGACCTGTAAGTTTAGTCATATCACCATTTGATGGTGATAAAAGAGTTGCCTTAATTAAATTTTGTGTTTGAAAGTTACCGTCACTAACTCTTAATAAATCAACAGTAGGATAATATAATTCTGGTGTCTCATTAAACAATGCACGAAAGAATATCTCATGACCTTTTTTTGTACCTTTTCTTTTGTACAAAGATAAAATATTTTTTGTTAGTTGTCTTTTGTCGAGACCACTTGTTAAGTCATTTGGTATTGTTTGTAGAAAACTATTTCTAAATTGTAAAAAGAAATCATCTAGTGTATCGTTCACATCAGCATACTCAAGGAGTTGTGATATACTTTCGTTAGGGTTTGCCCTATACTTTGATATCACACCTTGAGCACCTGACGTGCCACCTGTAACTGTCTCTCCTGTTACAAACTTTGAATTTGAAGATATATATAATTTTAAATTGTCAGTATCTTCAGCAAGTATTATTGCTGTCTCTCCTGATGTAACACCTGTTATAGTTTCACCTTTTGTAAACTCACCTACTGAACCTTCTTCGTTTAGTATATAATCATTTTCATTATTACCTTTATCATCTGTAGCATTTAATGCTAAAAAAGATTCCGTTGATGTTTCTAAAAGTATTTGATCACTCGCTGTCACACTTGCTAGTGTAATCTGAGCAGAATCCATAAAACGATAATATTGTTTTACGAACTCTACCAATAAAGGATTATTGGCTTGAATGTGTTGTGGAAACTGCCTACTTACTAAGGAACTTAATTTCTTTGTGAACTTTGCCATAGATTACGAAGCATAACTTGTTGCTGTTGTGTAACCTATACCTGATGTTGTATCGTATGTATCAGCAGATACAGTTACAGTTGTATTTGTTTCATCTAGTTCAAGAACTTGATTTCTTACTGGTTTGATATCAACTGAATTAGGTATGATCGTTAGTCTTACCGTTGTTGATGTTGCACCATCTACATTTGAAACCTCTGTTATGAATAAAGAGTTTAATGTAATAGTACCATTTGTGTAATCTATTGTGCCTATGTTATTATTTGTATATGTTCTTGTTTGTCCTACAAGATAATAAAGTCTTACGTTACCAGCACCATCTTCATCTAAAAAATATTCGTTAGTTGTATCACCATTAATTTTAAAACCTGATGATGTTAGAACACCACCCGCTGTTGCGTTATGTCCTGAATGTGGATTATAAAATGCATTGTTATAACCTATTGTATAAGTCGTTGCACTTGTTGTAGTAGCAGTAAATGACTTATGCATTTTAACTGTTGTGATATTAGATAAGATTGCCGTATCAACTTTGTTTATTGTTTCAATAAATTTAGAATGTCTAAACACAGTATCGAATTGTTGTAAGTTATCTGTATTGAATTTAGTTATTGCTGAATTTACTAATGCCTTAATACTATCAGTTGATCTTGTTGTTGTCTTAGCATCATACTTAACGTCAACCCCTAATTGTAAAAAAGTTGTTTCAGGATCTTCTATAACTGGTGTGATACTTGCAACGTTAAAATCTTTTAATTGTGTAATGATATCAGTCTTAGTTGCCTCTGTAAGTGTAGCACCTGTAACAGGTTTGATTGAGATATAAACACGACCATAAGATGGTGTAGTATTATCCTCACCGCCCCATACCTGAACTGACTGTGCGTTTGTATAAATCTGTTTAACTTTACTTTGATAATCTTTTGGCGTAACTGTTCTATTTTGAGAAGCGTATTGTCTTGGTGCATTGAAACGAATACTATCAGGACTTTCTGCTTGTGCCCCATTAGCAGAATTAGTGGCAGTAGTAATAGTCACATCAGAAAAACCACCAATATCACCTGATAAACTAAATGAACTAGCGCCATTACTTTGATTTGCATTTGTAACAAGATAAGATAGTGTTACAATATTACCTGTAGATAATGAGGCACCTAAAACGCCATCACCAAATACAACTTCGTATTGTTGATCTTCAGCACCTTCAAGATAATAAACTTTAGATGAAGAAGTAACATCTGCTAAATCTGTTGCAAGTGTATATGTGTTTGTTGTTGTATCACTTGTGCTATTTTGTACTGTTACTTTTAAAGTAGTTGTATCAGCAAAATTATTTTTAATTAAAAATCTTTGATCTGCATTTGAGACATCTACTGTAAATTTATTATTAACAATAGTACCTTCGTAAACAGGTAGATTAGAAAAAGTATAAACACCATCATTAGGTGTAATTGTAGTTGAGTCTTTTACAACATAACTAAAAGATACACCATCTACTGAGGTTGTAAATGCTGTGCCTCTTGTTGCTGTTAACGTTGAACCTGTAGCACTATTAACAGTTACGTTTAGAAACGCAACAGGTGATGTTGCACTTCTTGGTGTGTACCCTACATGTTTAGCATGTGAGACAATACTATTTCGTAAGTCAGCACTATCTAAAAACATTTCGTTAGCAAGAACGTTTGCATATACAGCATTGTAATGTGTATTGTATGCTAATACATCTAATAGTACAGACATTGTTGATCCTTCAAAATCGTAATCTGTTAATTGATCTTGCTGCGATAAAAATGTTTTTAGATTGTCTTTGATATTATCAAAATCTAAATCTGTTACGTTTAATCTTTTTGGCATTATCTACTTCTTTCTAACATTGTTGTTAAGGTTATTAATTCACCTGGTACATTGATTACATAGAAACTAATTGTCACCTCGTATGAGTTAGCGTCTGGTTTTGCAGCCGCTGATACTGACACTAGTCTAGCACGAGGTTCAAAATTTTCAATACACTCTGCAATTGTTCTTTGCAAGATATTGGCAGTAATAGGATTCATAGGTTCAAATAACATTGCTGTCACACTCGAACCTATCTCAGGATGAAAAGGTCTCTCAAAATGATTTGTCAAGATTAGATTTCGTACAGATTGTTTTACTGCGTCAACGTCTGTCTTAACAATCACATCTTTTGTAGAGACATTCTTTTCAAAAGATAATGCAATATCTTTATATAGACGAACTGATCTGGAACTTGCGTTAGTTCTAGAAGCGTCTGTATAACCTGATTGAAGTATTGCCATGCTAACTATTTATATAGTTAACCTGCAAAAACATTAGAAGAACCTGAGGCAGATGCATTTGGTATCCAAGACCCATGACCACCTGTTGCGTCACCTTGTCTATGTACACCTATACCGTTTACAAATACGGTAGTCGATCCACCAGTTGCAGGATCACCACATGATGTTGTGTCACCTATACGAACTGTTGCTGCCGAATTAGTATTCACATTAGGTGAACCACTTGCATATGCTGTTTGATGAAAAGGATTAGGAGTAGGACTCGCATGACCTACATGTTTATCTAATCCTACTCTAGTAACAGCAGGCACTATCTACCTTGCCCTACACTTCTTTTGTGTTGTCTTCTCTTATTTTTATTCTTAGGTCTTGATCTAGAACTATCGCCTATTGATGTTCTTTTCTTAGGTCCCCTCGAATATGTTACTATGTTAATACCCTTGGCCATTATACTTCGTGTTCACAGTTTGCACAACCGCACGAACCACAAGAACCGCCATTACTACAATGACAACCATGTCCACAGTTTTTACATGTACCCATTACTTTTCCTTTTTCTTAGTAGTCTTCTTTTTCTTTTTGACTACCTTTTTCTTTGTTGTTTTCTTTTCTTTAGGTGGTAATACATTCTCACTCTTACCCCAATTCTTCCATAGATTACTAAAAAATCCCATAAAATCTCCTTTTTCACATGCGACAGTCTGACGCACTCTAGTTAAATCATTGATATATAACACTTTTAATTTAATAATATGTGTGTTATTCCCTTGACTTTATACTATTTATAGTGTATTGTATAAGAGT